GTTAGTGAACGTGCCCGCTGCGGCGGAGTTTGCGCCGATGGTTGTGCCGTCGATGCTGCCGCTATTGATGTCGACGTTCGTCACGCCCGCAGTCATTCCGGCAGTAGCAGCAGCGTTACCAGCACCCATCGCAGCACCACCAAAGCCACCTAACGCACCACCTAATAACGCACCCTGTAGAGGCTTTCGAGGATTAGTCATAGCTCCTATGGCTGACCCAATCAAAATAGGTTCCATGCCAGACATTATTTACCCCCTGTCGGAGTCGAAGTCGTAGTCGTTTCTAATGGCGCACCATAGAATACATTCGCAGCACGTTGCAATCTTTGTAACGGAATGTCCTGAGCTGCCAATCGACCCTGAATAGCTTGTTGTTCGTAACCTTCTCTAGCTTGTCCAACCTGTAACAATCTCTGGAGATCAGCAAAGTCAGCAGCAGCCATTTGTGGCGCACCTTGAGCAGCAGCAACTTGCCTAGCTCTTTCAGCCTCAGCACTCGAATACGCTAGTTGACCACCTTGTTCAGCTAAAGCACGAGCGAATACATCCTGAGCCGTACCTGCTTGTTGACCCATCGCAGAGGAGCCATAACGACCCTTAGACGCAGCCTGAGACTGTAAAGCCTGAATATTGCGGGTATATTGCTCACCTGCTAAACGATTTGCTTGCTCTAAAGCACCGCCTAAAAACGGATTAACACCACGACCTTGAATCGTAGCGAGTTGTTCTTCCTGAGCAGCCCTAAGCAACGGAGAACCTGCCATAGCACGTTCTTCAGCCCGTCTAAGAGCCTCAATACTCGCGCCAGACTGTTGAGCAGCCAAAGTCTCAGGAGCCGCTGGCATAGCCTGATAAAGACGCTGTCCCTCGCCAAGTGCATACTCAATGTATTTCTTGAACTCAGGGCTAATCTCTGTTTTGCTAGTTTGACTACCGCCGCCACCACCCATATCACACCTCGCATATCCATCGTCTAGGACGGAATCCGTAGTCTTTAGCCCTACGTTGCCATCCTTGCCTATGACTCGAAAATGTCAGGTATTTAACCCCGGCTTGACGAGCCATGTCTTTTATGTATTTTAATCCCGAATCAACCAACTGATAATCATTTTTTAACGTCCAAGCAGCCCAAACATGAAGCTCCTCACCCATAGGCTGTAAGATAAAAAATCCCTCAAAATGGTTGTCTTTCAGAACTACCCATAACATCGCTTTCTGGTTAAAACAGTCCGTATAGACATCCTCGACAATCCAGCTCTCAGGACTGCGAGACTTAACCTTCTCTAGTCCGGGTCGAATCGTTGCCCACCAGTTTCTTAGCTGGTCAACTGGTATGTATCGGAACTCAACCGACAACGATATATCCGTAAGTTTTGTCTGCTGTAGCATTTGCCCAATGTGTAATAGTTGCTGATCCCTGTTGTTGGCTAGAAACATACAGGTTCGTCGTTGCTGATGGTGCTACATAACTCAATGTCACAATAGCACTAGGAACCGCTGGTCTGGTAGGACTTGTGCTAGTTCCATAATGCTCTAAAGAAACACCTACGTCAGATACTCTCCACATTATCTCAGCATAGTCCCCTGCGTTCATTTCCATAAAGAAATTCATCGCAGCAATCAAGTGACTAGGATCACCTGTACTCTTTCTCGCTGGCATTGAGAATCGGCTATTAGATGCTGCTACGTCAGTCCCGTTCTTCCTAAACCAAATATCCGTATCCTGAGAATCGTTCGTCGTATTCTTTATCTGAATAGAAAACTGTATATTGTAAATTCCATAATTCCTGACATTAAGACGAGAATTATTAGAAAGATAAATTCCGTTCTCATAATCAGTCGTGTTGAGCGTAAGCGCATAAGCTGTCGTCGTGTTAGCAGCAGTCTGATCTGTAGTGTCCTGAAACGCTCCGTAAGGTGCTGAATCAGCCTCAGCAGCCGCAGATAACGGCACAAAGAATATCAGGCTGTCATAGCCTATACGCTCGTCATACAGGGTCGTTGTCGTAGCATTTCCAGTCGCTAAGGTAATCTCACCCGTATTATTTGTCTTGCCGTTCATAATCCCACGAACGACCTCAGCTACCTGCCTCGGATCAGACCCGAACTGCGGTAACGTCTGGAATTGAATACGTCTAGTCATCGAATACCCTGCTTCACTACGTCAACTTCCATCCCAACAGCAGTTTTCCAATTAGTCCCAGTCGGCGTTAGCCTTAATCTGTGGTATTCCCCATTTGACCTAAGAGAAACCCTGTTCTCAGCATCAGCAGCAACGTTTGTATAGAACTCAACTACCTCATTCAATAGGTCACGACTACTAACCGCTACAGACGCACTACCACCGTCTACAATCGGTTTGGAAAGCAAGACCGTAGACCGACCTATAGAAATGTCTCCAGTCGTTATCTGAGCCGTTTTAGGCTGTCCTGAGAACTGGATAATCTTGCTACCAGATACACCAGCAAACAATAATCGACCACCTGCAAATACCGGAGAATCTAAAGGAATCTCCAAGGCATCTATGTTGTTGTTGTAGTTATCTACCTGCTCTAATGTCGCTGAAGGTGTTAACACAAAGGAAAGAGATGTCGCTGTAGTTTCAGCATATGACCATCTATCCAAATCTATGGAGTAAATCAGTAGATATTTCGTGTTAAACGTACCTGCAAACCGCCAAATCACTAGCTTACGGATAGGATCAACCGTAGAACTCATGCCAGTCTGGATTTCACCCGGAATAGCGTTAACAAAAAACCAACGATTGACCTTTTCAGCACCGATATTCTTGGTTGTTTGCCCATCACAGACGTAAAAACCGTCATCCGCTAGGAAATAGGTTAATCCACCGTATTGAGCGATAGAACCGTTAGAAATACAGCCTAGAGACCGTGAAATCGCATCAAATTGGAAGAAAAACGGGCTACCAGCATAGGTCATCCGGTAAATTGCCCTCTCTAGGAACACTAACCCATACTCACCACCTGCTAGACCAGTAATATCCCCACCATCAGGGATGACCTGCGTATCAGATTGACTCGCAGCACCCGGAGTCCAGTCAGTCTCATCGTTAATATCCGACCAGTAGACCTTGTTTTCATCGCCACCGGGATCATTCGCAGCGACAACGAAGTCCTTAACCACCGTTACGAACTTGGCTCTAGGTGCAGCAGCCGCTAAATCAGCAAAGTTAGTCGAGGAATTCAACGTCCATGACTGTAGCCTGTCTGATCCGTTAGCTAGAATCATCTTTGCGCCAAACTGAGTGACATCCCATGCCTCTACAGCCGAATATCCAGTAGTCGTAGCTGCATCTAAACTAGCATCGCTAGAGTCAAACTTGTAAATCTGAGTCGCACCAGCAGCAAATAGCGTCGTAGCACCACCAAACTTACCCGCAAAAGTAATCAATAACGCCTGAGCAGCATCATCCGAGTAATCTGCTTCACTAGGAAATGGCGCATATCCGTTAGCAACTGGATAACAGTTCTTAGCATCCGTTACAGCCCCAGTAACTCCGGGCTGATCTGGCAACCATTCCCCAAAATTTAGCTTTGTCGTAGCCATGTATCAGTTCCAGTCGGCTTTAATGCCCAAGTATTTGAACTCGGACTCATATTCGTCCATGTATCTGAACTTGCTGAAATCTCAGTCCAGACATCGTTACTCGCTGATTGTTCTGTCCATACATTCGTTTCAGGCGTTAATGGTGACCATTCCTCACCAACAATCATCCCATCAGCAGTAACCGTTACATTAACAGCAATACTCGCTATCGGGAAGTGAGAGACAAACGCACTCGCCGTTACATTAGCCGTAGCATCAACAGCCGCAACACCAAATACCTGCCTAATGCCATTTGCTGTAACCGTAGCCGTTCCAGTTATAGCCGCATTGCCATAACGCATAACGACAGAACTAGATACGACTGTTGCACTTCCGGTAATAGATGCAGAACCGACAATCGTATAGTTAGCTAGTGCGGTTACTGTTGCCGAACAAGTAACGTCAGCATCACCAAAGACAGTCCTAAAGCCATTCGCTGTGACCGTCGCAGAAGCGTTTATAGCCCCGCTGAAGTGGACAATACGGTAAGCATCAGCAGTTACCGTAGCAACGCAAGAAACAGCCGCATTACCGCTGTAATTGACTCTAGCAGCCGTTGTAACAGTAGCAGTAGCAGATACCGCTGCATTAGCCCTGTGGTCTACAAACGCTGATCCTGATACCGTTGCCGAAGCTGTAATAGACGCAGACGCTAATACAGGTCTATCACCTGTACTAGCAAACGTACCAGCCGAAAACGGTATGAATCCAAACATTACAATGCGCTAATCTGTGATGTTGTTAAATATGTAATATCCCCACTTGTTAATGCTGATACGTCTGTACTCGTTAGGGCTACGATTTCCTCTGTGGTCAACGCTTGCGACAAGGCATACTCAATCCATTGCTCGGATGACTGCGACCATGACCATTTATAGCCCTCACGCTCCATAGGCTTAGGATCACGGATAACCCATCCCGGTGGATACCACCAAACTACCTCTTTGCCTTCAGGTGCTTCAGGTGCATCAGGCACTTCAATCCAGCCTTCTGTGCCGTCTGTCTCTGGCTTTGGAATACTTCCGTTTTTAGAGTAGAGCATGGTCAGTCCTTATTGAAACTTGTTACCTTTTGCAAGATTATGGCTTGCTGGAACAATAGATAAATTATTTTCAACGTGCAAGCCGGAGACATTTTTTCCTCTCAAAGGAACAATATGGTCAACATGGTGCTTAACAAAAGGATTGATAAAGTCCATAAATTTTGCCATTACATATATGTCTTTAATCTTTTTTATATTTGCCCATCTAACAGTTCTATTAAATATAATATCTTCTCGTTGCCTTGCCCTAACTTTATAAGGGATAGGATTTTTGTAATATCTTTTTCTGTCTTTTTCTCTTGATTTTTCTAAATCTTCTAATCTTCGTTGTTTTGTTTTTGCATTAATCTCATCTTTATTTGTTTCATATCTTTCTTTAAAGTATTTCCCAAAATACTTTTTTCCTTTTTCTGTATTCCTCCAATATGCCATGTAAGCGTTATGCTTTTTCTTTTGCTCAATTTCTTTATTGCGCTTTAACTCAAGCACAATATCGTTGTCATCAAGTAAAGATAATTGGCTCATGTTATTGGGTAGGAAATGCAGCAGTCGGCGCAGTAAAGTTAGCGGTGTAACGGGCTAAACCAGTTGTTATGCGGAAGTCATCAATATATCCGTTCCAATCAAAGGTAAATCCGGCAACATTATTCCTACCAACAAACAATTGAGTACCAGAAGCAACAGAAGAAAGGTTATTGGTTGATGTGGTTGATGATGCAACGCCATTGATGTAGAGCCTGACCGTTGTCCCGTCACGCACTAAAGCACAGTGGAACCAAGTATTTATCGACAGCGTAGACGGATGTGTAAATGAGACAGCAGCAGCATTACTAAACACAACATTTGTCGCGCTTGCCCCAACCTCTAGCCCCCATCTTATTGTGCCGTTTTGATTCATTGATACAGGGCAATACGTACCGAATGACGCGCCAACATAACCCCAGAATTCAATCGTCCATGTTGTCGATGACCCAACATTAATCATTGGGTTCCACGGCGCAGTCAGGTAATCCCCCGTACCATCAAAGTACATCGAGCTACCACCAAACTTACTCTGCGTCGTGCTGATTTGCGCGTTGCCTACTGTCTCTAGGTCGTTCTTGGCAGTAGCGTCTGTGATGCCAGCGTTGGTGAAGTTCAGCAAAAGCGAAGTGTTGGCAATGTTAGTCAGCGGCGCGGTTGGCACAGTTACAGAAGAAACACCAGAACCTTTAACAATCCGTACATTAGACATATACCCAGTTAAAGGCTGACTACCTCCGTCACCTGCTCCGACTTCGCATTTCGCGGTAGGGTAGCTTGTTGAATTTGTTGCACTAGTTGTTTCTGTACCGTTTAGAAATAACCGATTGGTTGATCCGATTCTTGACCATACAACATGATTCCAAGCGTTTGCTATTACCGTACCACCCTGCATCATAACTGTCACAGCATCTCTAGCAACAGAAAGAGTTGATCCTGATAAATAAAAACCAATTCCAGCTGCGCCACCAACTCGTGTATCTATAAATACTTGCGTTCCACTAACTGTAGTTGGGTAAATCCAAGCCTCGATTGTCGCGTCACCCGTTCCAAAACCAAACGCAGCGTTACTTGCGGCAGTTAGGTAATCCCCCGTCCCATCAAAATACCCACTACCACCATTTGTTCCCGCGCTATACGGTATCGTAGGCGCGAACGGGCTGAAGGGTTGGACGGATGGCGAGCCGTTGACAGTGATTGTTTTTGCCGCTACCTGTGTGTTTGTATCAACAAACCTGTTTGAGTTACACGTTAACAATTCTGTATTGGTTACAGAAGTTAATGGTGACGTTGGTACTGTTATTGTTGCGCCGCTGTACAACCCAGTGCCTTTGACAACACGCGCATTTGACACAAAGAATGGGGCACTCCCACCGCCACTAGGGCCGATATACCGAGTTGGAGTTCCGCTATAGTTATTAGAATCAGCGGCGTTATATACACGAGTGCCGTTTACATAGCCACTAAGCGTTCCAGATACACGAGAAACCGCCAAATGTGTCCAAGTATTTGATGGAACAGTGCCCGCACCAAATACATTACCTCCGTTAAATTGCCAATAAAACTGATTGCTAAAAGTTAAGAACCCCCAAGTATTTGTGCCGGAGCTTGGCTGCATGATGTTACATGCGGAGACCCCTGTATAAAGCCAGCACTCAACAGTGAAATCGCCTGTGCCAAAAGCCTGACCAGAACCGATAGCAGGTGTTAAATAGTCTGATGTTGCGGCAAAATAATTACTCCACCCCGTCTGACTAAACGGCGAGAACGTACCCTGCGTCGTGTTGCCGTTGCGGGTGATGGTGAAGTTGTTGGTCGAGCTGTCGAGGAACGTGTTGTTCTGTGCGCCATTAGTACCATCTCCGGGCAGCAGTAACGTAACACGGTTAAAGAACTCATCGACAGCAGCAGCTATTGCGGTTCTAGCCCCCAACAGCATATTCATGATCCCACTCATGACACGTTTCCAGTCACGACACAAACCGTACCGCTAATGAATAGGATCGTTGCTACACCTCGCGTTGCTAACGTCATCGTATCCTTATCTGTATTCGTGCCAGCAATGTAAGCTGTCGTAATCGAGCAAGTAATCGTGATATTGCCTGTCGTATTGTTAAAGATAGAAACAATGTCACCAGCAGCAAACGTACTGTTAGGGATAGTGATCGATCCGCTAGTGCCAACACCAACAAACTCACCGATGTCAGACGTAGCCAAGGTATAAGAGCTGGTCTTATCCGATCCTGACTGCGGAACATTCAAAAACCCTAAAGTAACTCCACTAACGTCAGGCAACGTCTGTGAGATATTGCTATTAGTGTTAGCAGATTGCAAAGTGTGTGTACCTGTACCACTCGCATTGCCCTGAACTTTTAAGTTACTCATGTTCTTTCCTTAACCAAAAACTAGCCATGAACTGCTAGTAGGCACAGTTACCGATGAACCTGTCGTAATAGTGATTTCACCGTAGCTGATCCCACGATTTCCTGACGTTATCGAATATGCACCTGATACCGTAGGTGTGTTTTCCCATATCGGGAATAGAACCGCATTACCTGATGTCTCTTTGTAAACAGCCCTATCCGCTGGATACGTTACAAAGACTTCCTTAGAGCCAGCAGAGAAGTTGACCTTTGCATCGCTATTCGATGACTGTAGAACGGTATCCCGGCTTAACGTACCACTTCCTACCGTACCTATGCCGGTTTCCCATTCGTTCCCTAGAACAATCGCGTAATAGGTCACATTGCCGTTACCAATGCCAGCAGCAAACGTCTGGTAGCCCGGAGAAGCACCGTCTAACGTGACAGTACCCGTACCAGTCGTGGTAGTCGTTTCCTTTACACGGTCATTAACGACGAACGGCATATCAAGCTAACGTTACGCTAAGGTTGCCACTAGAAATCGTGAAAATATCGCCTGTACCTACTGTCTTAGCCTCGTCCAGAGCCGTGTGATACAAGAGATTTCCGCTAGTAGCAGCATCCAAAATACCGATCCAACCCACAGTTCCCCATGAACCAGTAGCCGTAGGAAACACCACACTTGCTGAGTTCGTTGTCGCACCATTACTAGGCGCACCAAACGTTACAGAAGTCCGAGCATACGAACCACCTGAAACCTCAGTTCCAGTATTCGCGTCAGTAGGATCGCTAGTGTAAAGACCGACATAGACCGTAGCCGGACTGGTATAGCTCGTATTACGCAAGGTAGCGTTAATCAGAGCGTCTTCGAGGTGGTTTGACATTTCTGCCATGATTTACTCCTTAAATCTGTTGGCTTTACTTCTATTTTCGTAACGAGTTATTACTCTTAAATTCCACGGCACATGAAGCCCACAAACATCTTCGCCCATTAACGGAACTATGTGATCTACCTCGTAGTGCGTTCCTGTTTCTTTCGTTTTAACTCTTGCTTCAACATAAAACTTTTGTATTTCTTCTTTTAACTTATCGTTTATCCATTTTGGCACAGCATTTCTTCTTGCAGCTCTTGCGAAGGCTTGATAAGCGAACCTAACAATTTTAGTATTTTCGTAACATTTTTTTGCATTTTTTCTATATTTTTCTTTATTGTTAATTTGCCATTCATAAGCTTTTTTAATTTTACGGTCTCTATGCTTTTCATAAGTTGCATAGTGATACTGCATTGCTTTAGCTTTTTCTGATTCAGCATTTTTTGCATACCATTCTTTTTTAGCAACTTTAGCGCACTCTTTGCACCATCTGTGAAATCCATCTTTAACAGAGGCACATTTAGAAAACATCTCGTAAGGCTTCTCAACATTGCATTTTGAGCAACGCTTCACAGATTTACCTCACGTTATAAGACATTGACATAGGTTGACCGCTGTATTCACTCGACTGGTCAGACGTATTGATAGCCGCTATAGCACGTTCGTACAAAGCACCCCAAGTCTGCAAACGAGCATCATTCATCAAATACGGTTCAGCTTCCCCTAACGACGCATACAGCAACGCATCAGGATAGTTCGCTAGGAATACATTGCTCGTATTGGCATCACTCAATAGCGTAGGCTTGGAGTAATACAACATTTGCAACGTATAGGTAGTGTCTGGAATCGGGGCTAATTGAAGCTCTGAGCCGAGAATCGTATAGTCCACAGGTCTACCACTCTCAGTAGTCCTTGCAGTCTCATAGAAGCTATTAGGAGCCTTGTAGCGCAACGTGAACACAGGAGTCGTGTTCAGATGTATATCGCGCATCTCTAGGAAATCAGTCGGTAATCCAACCGTAGAATCACCACCAGTTGTTGTCGCTGTGGCAACTACTAGCATTTGACGAGTCCGAATGTCTCGTCTGAGTCGTTCTTCCGCTAACCGGATAAAGTCAGGAATAACGGTAGTTAGGTCACTACGAGCTAGATAGTTCGCTATCGTAGTCTTTAGGTCGCTATAGCTCGTAAATGCCATGTTATTCCTCTAATTGCTCAAAATCTTTCCACCCGTACTCGTAAGTCCCGATGTGCCGGATGTGCATCGATAGTTCATGGTCAACGTAAGTCTGAAAGCCCTCTCCACCAGCTTTAACGCAGAAATACACATCCTCGCCACAAACCCCGTTCTTACCCCATCCTGCATCGAACCAAGGTCTACCCGTCTTTTCAAATACTTCCTTGCGGATCATCACAGCACCAAATCCAACCGCTGTAACTTCCTCAATCCCTTCCTTGCCGCGAGAGTCAATGTTCTCCCACTTATGAACGAGTGTCTCCCCAT